AGTCGCAAATCTTGTCTTCTCTTTTATATAGTAGTTCTTATATGCAGCGATTGGTTGATTAGGAATTTTACAGTAATCTGGCATACATTGAGGCATCTCAGTTAGTCTAGTATCTGGATTAATATTCTTTGGTATGATATTTAAGTATGGTAATCTATTTTCTACTGAGTGTTTCTTACCATATCTAAATGTATATTCTTTAAGTAAGTTCATTAGTAAATGTAATAACCAAGAATAATTACCTTTAGTTTCTCTACACCATATTGCAGATGGGTGTTTAGTGTGGCACGCTAACATTAGATTTTTGTCCATAAAATCTACTGGGTGTTTCCATCTTTTTACATTTCTACCAGTTTTAGATTTACCAGCATATTCTTTTCCGTCTAGTAATCTATGTGCAGTAGATAATAGTTGTGCATACTCTACACACATTTTTACAGCGTGTTTATCACAATGTTCCAAAGATGCAATCTTTGGGTCTTCATTAGTATAAAATATATTCACATCATCTCCTTTTGTAAAAAATATGTCTACCTATTTTAACTGTTCTTTCAAACTTTCTTGACCACTTTGGTTTAACATAGTCAGCGTGATAATACAATGCTCCGTCAGTAATGTCAAGTAGTATTTTGAAATTTGATGTAACTAAACTTTCTGCAAGTTTATGTAATTGATTATATGTGTATTCATCTTTGATATCATCTGGCTTACCATCACAATACCAACTAAATTGACACATATTTTTTATAGGAATCTTTTTACCTTTTTCTTTCAACCACCATTGTGAAATTTTTGCATCTTCAATAACTCCACATATAGTGTTTGGATATAATTCACTTTTAACTCTGTTTAATACTACATTACTTACTGCAAGAACTCCAGCAGTACCTTCGTTTCTTGCTTCAAAATACATATTCTTTGCAAGACAACTAATTTCAGTATCGTCTATAAATCTGTCGTATTTTGCAATTTCCATATATTGCATTGGTATCTGTCTATCTGGTCTATTGATACCAGCAATAATAACAACTGTTGATAATATTGATATAAAAACTTTAAAAAACACTCTGGGCCCCTTTGTGTTTTTGAATTGTAGGGAACGGTCTGGTAATCCAACTTGTTCCCTTACAACTCTGGGTTTAGAACGAGTCTTGGTCATCTTTCTTATTCATAATATAAGTGCCAAGACTCATAAACCCAATCCCAGCGACTGCGAGGATGGAAAGAGTAGTGAGAGAGGCGTCACCATCAACAGCACCAGCCGCAAGAATACTGAATATAAATCCAATCAAAAAATAAAACATAATATACCTATAAATTTAAATGTTAATAATATATGTTATCATAATAACATATTCTAATTAAATGTCAACCCCTATGCAGATTTTTTATAATCTTTGTGTTTAACATTTAAAAAATTGTCATCCCAATCAAATGCCTCTTGTACTACTTGTTTTGATAATCCTTTATATTTTTGATGTAATCTCTTATCCTTTGCAAGTATTATAACTTCTGTTTCTCCTTGTTGTAATCCTTCTAACATTTGGACAAACATTGTTTCACATTTAACTTGTTTTAATTTATCGTTTCCACCCTTTATGAAGTGAAATAGTTTACCAGCTTCTTGTTCCAACCTTGTATGTTCAGTTCCAGCTGGTGCATCATTTTTAATAAATGGTACATCACCGTCTGGTAATCTCCATACAATTTTAGGGTCAAAACTAGATTTCAAAATCATTTTCAATCCATCACTTCTGTATTTTCTTAATACTTCTATTTTTTTATCTTTTACTTTTGCATTATTGACCATTGTTAATACTTCGTGTATTAAAGGTCTTACAACATCATATGCCATTAAAAATCTCCTAGTTTTTCAGTTAGTTCTTTTAGTCTATGTTTCATAAAATAAGGTAATATTTTACTCCTATCACTTTGAGTAATTTTATCTACCCACATATTATATATAAGTTCCCCCAACTCATTTGGTATACTATCAAAGTCTATCAATGTTTTGTTTCTTTGATAGTTCCTTTTTATCTCACCGTCTGGAATACCATTCTCTTTCCATTCTGTTAATTTCTTTTTCGTTATAGGTCTTTGTCTTAATTCATCTACAAAGACAGTATCTTGTGATAAAACATTTGGAACACCATCACCTTTATCACCTCTTATAATATGTTCAAACTTATATTGTTCTGGGTTGTCATCAACCACAAATTTTTTCAAAGTCGGTGAATATTGTTTTACATTATTCTTTTCGTGTAATTGTATGAAGTCTTTATCTCCAGATATAATTAATATATCCTCATATAAATTTGGTGTAGAAGAAATCCTATTTGATATTATCGCAATAATATCATCAGCTTCTGCACCTTCAATTTTTAAAACTTTATAAGGGAAATTTTCTTCTAACTCATTTTGAATCTTAGTTAGTATATCAAATAATTCATTCCAATTTAAACTACTTTCACTTCTTGCTTTTTTACGATTTTGTTTGTAATAAGGAAAGTAATCTTTTCTCCAACAATGTCTGTCATCATAACAAAGTACCAATTCACCAAAATCTTTACTGAATTTTGTTTTATATGACCTTAAAGAATTTAGTACCATATGTCTTACCAAATCTTCACTCAAAGGTTCATCTTTTATCTGTATCATCAAATTACTAATTGTAACTTGATTCATATCAACTAATATCATTTATTCTTTTTTTTGTCCAAAGCTTTTAAAAACTTAGGTATCAATTCCATTTTAAATATTGTGTTAGTATTACCCTTTTTATCTTTTTCTTGAACCATAAACTTATCAACTAAAGGTTGCATTTCGTGTTGAATATCTAAATCTCTATAAATAGAACTCTTGATTGATTCAATAACAAAAGATAAATCTTTTATAAATGTTGGGTTATTAACTTTCAATCCATTATCATTTAAAGCGTGTACTAATTGTACTATCAAGGCTTCAGTAAGTGTATCTGCAAAAGACATATCTTCATTAAGTCTTAACAAATTTTCGTCTGGCTTAATCACTTTTCTTTTACCCTTAAATCTTTTAGGAAATGTAATTATGTTATCGTTTTTATTTTCCATAATAATATTTATGTCCAAAAGTTCATTAAACCAACAACTGATATAATAAACCCAACAGAGTTTAATAGTATGATAGAACCGTCTTTCCAATAATATCCAACACTAACCCATACAACACTACCAATGGTCATAAAGTATAGGTTTAGTGGATAGATATTAAAAGATGTAAAACATAAGCCTGTCAACAATAGGATAGAACCAAACCATTTTAGACCTCTAACATCTTTTCTTTTTCTATTTTTCTTATACATCTTCTTGTACTCGCAGCCTTCTCTTTTCTTTTTCTTTCACTTCTAGTTTCAAAAAATTCTCTTTTGCGAAGTTCATTGAACATATCTTCTTTTTGTAATTTCTTTTTAAGTTTTCTGATTGCCTTATCTACATTACCATTTTCTACTGCAACAGCAGTACCAGGCAATCTTTTCTCTGGAAATCTTTTCTTTTTATTAAATTTATGAACTTGTTTGAATCGCATACATATCCTCTATTAATTGATTAGTAACTTCTGCCTCATATTGGTCTACGCCAGTAAGAAATGCATTTATATCTGTTATTGATAGTTTTGTAATATCCGAAACATCTGCACACTTCATAACATAGTCTACAATGTGATTAGGAATATCTTCGTGTGTATTATAAAAATAAATCATATTCACCTATATTGTTAAGTTTTATATCGTCTAATTTCACTTCTTATCATCTCTGAATAATGTCTTAACCAAGCTTTTGATCGTCCATTGAGATTATAATTTGAATCATCTTTGCATTTGTTTTCCATAAATTGTGCAATGCCTTCCAGATTCTCAAGTGCAAGTTGTTTATTAGTTTTGATTGGTTTTAAATCTTCCAACATCATTGTAATTCCAACTTTTTCTAGATTATTCATAATTATATCCTATCATAAAAATTAATA